AAATGAAGATTATAAGCCCTGTTTCACACAACTCAATATTAATAATCATCACCCAGAGGTAGTTAAATCATTAATACCTTATGTTAGAAATGTATATCAGAAATATATTGATGATACCAAGAGTAAATATCTTCCAAAATTAAAGTTTTTGGAAGAATTTCGTATCAAAAGGTATAATGTTGGTGGAGAGGAGAGATTTGATGAACATGTTGATGTTATAGATCACGCATCAGCTAGAAGAGTCGTTGCTTTCCTTTTCTATCTCAACGATAATGATGGATTAACAAAGTTTACCGATAGGTTTGAGGTCACTCCTAAAGAAGGTAGAGTTGTTGTATTTCCACCCACTTGGGAATATCCACATTCTGGACTACCACCAAAAAATAAAACCAAGTACATCATGAGCACTTATATTCACTATGGATAAAATCGAGTTTCTTGTTCTTAAGAATCTTTTACACAATGAGGAATATCTTCGTAAAGTTATTCCCTTTTTGAAGAGTGAATATTTTCAGGATTACAATCAAAAGATTGTCTACGAAGAAATTTTTGATTTTGTATCTCAATACAATGAAGTTCCCACAAAAGAAATTTTATCTATTGAGATTGAAAAGAGAAAGGATATTAATGAGACTTCATTCAAAGAACTTTGTCATCTTATTGATAATCTTGATGATCAACCAGTAGAATTTGAGTGGTTGGTTGATACAACTGAAAAGTGGTGTAGAGATAGAGCAATCTATATTGCTCTTCTCGAATCAATTTCAATCGCTGATGGTAATGTAAAAGAAAAAACTCCCGACTCTATTCCATCTATTCTTTCAGATGCTCTTGCTGTTGGTTTTGATAATCATGTTGGTCATGATTATCTTGAAGACTATGAAAATCGATTCCGAGTATATACTACCAAAGAAGAGAGAGTTGAATTTGATCTAGACTACTTTAATAAGATCACAAAAGGTGGACTTCCAAATAAGACATTGAATATCGCTCTTGCTGGAACTGGTGTAGGTAAATCTCTTTTCATGTGTCATGTTGCATCATCTGTATTGATGCAAGGGAAAAATGTTCTCTATATTACTATGGAGATGGCAGAGGAAAAGATTGCTGAACGTATTGACGCTAATCTCTTGAATGTGAATATTCAAGAGATATCAGAACTTCCCAAACAAGTTTTTGAGACTAAGGTTAATAACTTAGCTAAGAAAACTCAAGGAACTCTAATTATCAAAGAATACCCAACAGCATCTGCACACAGTGGACACTTTAAGTCACTTCTCAATGAACTTGCACTTAAGAAGTCATTTAGACCTGATATTATTTTCATTGATTACCTTAATATTTGTGCTTCCAGCAGGTATAGGGGAAACAGCACTGTCAATTCATATAGCTATATTAAAGCTATTGCTGAAGAACTTAGAGGCCTGGCTGTCGAGTTTCAAGTCCCTATCGTATCTGCCACCCAGACCACTCGTTCTGGTTTTGGTAACTCTGATGTTGACCTTACTGACACTAGTGAGTCCTTTGGTCTCCCTGCTACTGCTGATCTTATGTTTGCCCTTATTTCGACTGATGAGCTCGAGTCCTTGGGACAGATACTTGTAAAACAATTGAAGAATCGTTACAATGATCCCACAACATATAAAAGATTTGTGATCGGTATTGATCGAGCAAAAATGAGATTGTATGATTGTGAACAGTCCGCTCAAGAAGATCTTCTTGACAATAAGAAGGAGGAAGAGTATACTTATGAAGACCAAAAACCCAAGAAATCATTTGAAGGATTCAAGTTCTAATGTATTCTGTATTCAACCCACTTGGTGAAAAAATTGCTGACTGTGGTTCTCTCAGAGATGCTACTAATCTTGTCGGCATGAGAAATGCTAGATGGGATGGACATTACTATCAGTTCAAACCAGACTATCAAACAATTGATTTGGAACCATTTCCACAAAATCAACTTCCAACTATTACAATTGGGGGACAAGAAATCCCCATTCAACAAAAACTACCAAACACACAACAAGAACCACTAGACCTATGAGCAACGTTGACACCCAAAAGTATGTTGAATTTGTCGATGCGGTCACGTCGCAACCGTCAAAAGACCACGAAGCGTTTATCTATCGTCTTGAAGAACTCGAAGGTGAAGAGTTTCCTGCCGAGCGACTTCTTACTGCATCTGTAGGTATGTCTGCCGAAGCAGGTGAGTTTACTGAAGTTGTCAAGAAGATTATCTTTCAAGGCAAACCTGTTAATGAAGAGAACCTATTTCATCTGAAACGTGAACTGGGTGACATCATGTGGTATGTTGCACAAGCATGTATTGGTCTTAATACATCTATTGATGAGATTATGGAGATGAATGTTGAGAAACTGAGGTCTCGTTATCCTGGTGGTGAGTTTTCTGTAAAGAACTCCGAAGTCCGTAAAGAGGGAGACCTGTGATTAAAAAGTATTATCTCAAAGACCTGGATGTTTCACAACTTCCACTTCTTGTGAGAGAGAATATTGAAAGATACAAAGACGGCACCGGCAATGGTGCTCCAGTTGAAATGGTGGGTTATTTAGATAACCGTGTAGAACCATCTGCTAATGACAAGGGAGAATATTTTACAATGTGGATTTTATCTGCTGATAACAAAAATTTTTCTAATGAATCATCTAATCATTACTGGTTTTGTTTGGTCAAAACACCATGGGTATCACCACGCATCGACAAATATCTTGAAAACATTCTAATTACTAAGGATGGAGATGAATGTTGAGAAACTAGTATCACGTTATCCTGGTGGTAACTTTGATGTCCACTATTCTGAAAACCGTAAAGAGGGTGATGTGTGATAAGAATTAAACTCGTTGGTATTAAATTTCTTCAATCTTTTTGGGCTTGTATTTTTTGTATGGGCGGCGGCATTAGTATCTACCACATCACAGTTGCATCAAAAACTGGATTGATTGGTGCCATCGGGGTATTTGGGACATCATTTCTTCCCGAATCATATTCTAATTGGAAAAGTAATATTACATTTACTTTCTTCACCACATTCATTGCAGATATTATCATAGTTCCTACACATTATGGACCAATATGGATGGAAGCACTTTGTACTGGAATACTTTCTTCCATCTTTGCTGCTCTAACAATTTATGTTAGACACTTTATTAAAACAATCAGGCAAACTTATGACTAAAAAAGTAACACTAGAAATGTCTGTATATCAGGCAGCTGCAATTCGTGAATCATTATTTCAAGACACAAAGGGATATACATACGATGTAACTTGTGTTCCGGAAAGAGTTGTTCAAATTCGTGAAGGAATTGTTAGTATCGATAATCAACTTGAAGAAATTCTCAAAGAGGACTAATGGCAGCACTTGTTTGTAACTTACCTTCTGTTGAAGTCTGGGTAAGGAAGGAATATCTAACTGACCATCAAAGTGGTCACGGTGAGTTTGTGAAAGGAGTTTGGGTTTCTGCAAAGTCTATTCCTGGAAGAGCGTTTTATTTTGAAACATATCTTCCTGAGTATGGTGCAATGTATGATAAATTACCTATCAGTGCATTTTTGTCAGACCCAGAAACACCTGATCCTGATATGAGTTTACATAATCTTCAGTTCTGGAACTGTATGGATTATGGTGTAGTTGCTGTTCAAAAGCAATTCATTGGATCTATGGATTATGAAGTTTATACCAGAGATCATGGAACTATGCGTGGAACTTATATCTGTACTCTAGATAATTATCATCAAGATCCTGATGTTATAGATTATGCAACATCAGAGAATCCTGCGGAACACAAGTCTCATAATCTAATTGAACTTGTGAACGGTCAGTATTGTCTGTATCCTAATAATAGAACTAGGATTTATGATAATAGTTTGACACCACCAGAGCCTAAGACCCCAGACTTCAAAGTTTCAACCAAATACTATCAGGTTGAGAATGGGTATGATAGAATGGGACTTGGAGATCAGGAATCTTATTTCTGGAAAACTTCTAAAGAAAGAACTGAAATTATCAGTGATTTTAATGAAACAATTAAAGATCTTGAATCAAATGCACCTGATTATGGAGTAGGAAAATGAAATTTGAGATTACAGTAGAAGATTATCAAAAAGCAGGAGAGGAGTTTTGGCCTAAGTATTGGTATGTTGCCAAAGAATTAGGTGAAAATGCTAAAGCCGAAGAAATTTTGAAAGTTATGGAATCTCTTGCCGGTGTTGCGATGAAACAAAAATCTGAAGATAAGATTGGTCCATTTGGATTTAATAAAAAAAATGATACGGTAAATTCTGATGAGTGCTGAACCTGAAAATAAACGAAAACCAAAACTATCTGATTCTTTTGGTGGTACAGTAGAAAAAAATATTCCTGATGATGTTGAGTGGATTGATGATATTTTCTATATCAAGAAGACAAGATTTGGTCTTTATACATCTATTTTGAAGGAACCTCTTGGTCAACATTTTATTACTGGACCAACATATGAATCAGTATTAAATGTTTCTCGTTGGCATCTCAAGTGTTTGGAAGAGGGTACACTTCATCTATACACTAGAGTTGTAAATTCTGGTGTTGTTGGTGGCAAGTTGTAATATATGATTTGAATGACTGGGAGAGAAGAGATTGTATAAATAAGAAAAGGTAATCGTGTAGTAAGAAAATGTCTGCAGATCTTCGTGGTATTCTTGAAGCCTATAGTGCTGTCTATGACAACGATGTAAAAGAAACTCTGAATTCATTTCATGATGAAGTTACAGACATGGATCTCTCACTGATTAGTGAAAGAGAATTATCTGATATTGCAGAGGAAGCACTTCAGGAACTTTTTGAAGAAGGATATTCATTGTTTGAATCGGAGATCATTCTTGAGGATGTGATTGTTGAAGCTAGTTCTTATATGACCGCTATGATGAAAGGTCAGAATAAGTATAGAAAACAACAGAAGAGGCAAGAAAAGATTGATAGGGTTAAGGGTGCTATCAAGGGTGCCCTTGATACGGCAAAGATGAAAGCATCTACTGGAGCTGTTAAGGCATACGGAGCTTACAGAAAGGCTAAACAAGCAGCTGATGATAAAGCTAGAAGAACATCTCAAACCGCTAAGAATGTTTCAGCACAAACTTCTAGAAAGGCTTCTGAGGCTAAGGCTCAAGTTAAGTCTGGACTGAAAGGAATGATTCGTAAGGCAGCTGAGAGAGTTGCTTCTGGAGCTTCTAAAGTTGCTAAGAGAATGACTGAAGGTAAAGATTCTTCATATCTTGAGACAGATATGAAGAAGAGGCAGGAGAATAACGAGAAGGCTCGTAAGGAAATGGCAAAGGTGAAGGGTCAGAAGAACCCACATTTTGAAGAAGTATCACAAATCCGTAAGGGTTGGGGTGATGCTTACAGATCCATCTATGAGAAGAAGCTTGACCCCGTAGGTAAGGAAGATGGTGATGTAGACAATGATGGTGACGAGGATTCTTCAGACGAGTATCTGATGAAGCGTCGTAAGGCCATTGGTAAGGCAATGGGTAAGAAGAAAGAGAAAGTTGAAGAGGGTATGAAGCCTTATCCTGCTGAGAAAGTTGCCCGTAAGCGTGAAGCAGTTAAGAAGAAGGAAGACATCCACGTTGCACGTGGTGAATACGACCAGGCAGACAAGCAGTATAAGCGTGGTGTTGCTCTTGCCTTCAAGAAAAAGATGAAGAATGAAGAGTTTGAAGACTTTGATCAGATGTTTGATTCTCTGATTGAAGAGGGTTATACAAAGTCTGAAGCTCTTCAGATCATGACTCAGATAGCACTTGATGAGGATTCACGTCGTACCAGTAATAAACAACAAACTGCTCGTGTAAAGGCTAACATTAAGTCTTTTGGAAGTAACTATACTCCTCCTAGTAATTATGATCCTGATGCTAATCGTGGTCAAGGAGAAGTTGTTACTCGTAAACAGATGGAGAAGAAGCGTCGTAAAGCACTTCGTCAAGAAGATTATGTAAATGAAGCACAAGCAGCAAGAAACAACCCTGAAAAGTATGAGAGAGAGCAGGCAAAGAAATCTGCTCCTGTTCGTGGAGAAAGAACTCCTATGCCACCAAGAGGTGATAAGCGTAGAGAGGACTTTGAGAAGTGGTATGCTAAACAGATGGGTCGCTGATAAATAAGTCGGGAAGTTGACATTCTAGCCCCTTGACTTTTTAGTTGAGGGGTTTTATAATGTTTGATACTTGGGGTGTTCGTATAACGGTTATTACTCTGGATTTGCATTCCAGCAATAAGGATTCGATTTCCTTACACTCCATTCTAAATACTCAAAAAGTATTAATAAAATGGCAACTCTTTCTGAAGTATTACTTGCTGTTAATAAAGTTACTCAAGATTTGGGAATAACTGAACCTAAAGTAGATGCTACTGCTAGATTGACTAAAATTGTAATTAATGTTGATGATAGAGTTTCTGCTAGATCGGATATGGTGGATGCTTTAAAGGCATCTGGATTAAAGCAGGGTCCTAATAGTAAAGATGCCAAGGTTAATTTTGGCAGTTATGATTTTGTTATTAGTAAGATACCAGAATCCACTTTTGATGGTATTCAAATTAAAGAGACTTCAAAATCGGTTATAAGGTATATTTTTAAAGGAAAAAAGGGTGGTTCTGGCGCAGGTGCTACGGAAACTAAAAAGTTTGAGTGTGGTCAAGCAGTATATGCTGCTATTGCTTTTATGAAGGGAGGTAAAATAACCTCCTCAGATTTTAATGAAGAAAATATTAAATCTGCAAGTAGTATGTATGATATTGATGATACAATTGCAAACATCAAAACTTTAAGTGATGAATGGCATGAATCATGTGTGAAAGGTGCAAATGAACTGTGGGAAAAATTTAGTGAACTAAAAAATAAAGGAGTCAAGTTTCATAGAGGTGGAGCAGAAGTAAAATATATTGAGGATGCTTTTAAAAGAGTTAAGAGTGCGGAGAAAGTGAGAATTGATATTAATAAGTGGTCTCCTGCAGACATTTATGTTACTACCAAAAATTATAAACATAAGTGTTTGGATGAAGAGAATACTTTGAAAGGATTGAATCAATGTATGATGCATAGATTAATTGGTGAGGGTCAAGGTCCAATAATGTTTGGAGTATCTCTTAAAAAAATTACTGAAAATGCAAAACTATCAACTAAAAATGTAGATCCAAAAACTGCAAGAGATCATACCTTTGAGAATTTTAATAGGAAAGGTATAGTTGGTGCGGATCTTTATATGAAGTTTAAACCTAATGTTGAGATTCAATTTAGAAGTTTTGATGGACCAAAGGCTACCACTGGATTTCAAGGTGAAGTAAAAGGTGCGAGTGCAAACCAGGGAAAGGTTGGTTTAGGTTCTCTTAATTTAATTTTAAAATTACATGATCTTGATCAAGTGCCAGATGTTAGACCAATTATTAATCGTGGTGGTGCTGCTAGACAAACTTTGGAATCAAATGTTAAAGAACTTATAGAAAAAACATCACCTGGATTTACTGAAAAGAAATATACGGAAGTGATTCAAAATAAAGTGAAAAAAGGAGAACTAGAGGGTTTTCTTTACGCAATGGGGTCAAATTATTATCTTTATAAAATCATTACTGGAATATCGAATAATGATAAAAGAAATCAAGTTTGTGAAGATCTTCTCTTATATGCTTCTTCACAATCAGTCATTTCTGCACCTTATTATAAGTTAGAATAATAACTAAATAATAAATAAGGACTAATAATATAAATGAAAAGTTTTCTACAGTTTCTAAAAGAATCAGGTGAAGGTGACTCATTACAGGTAAACCAATTGTAAAGATATGATGGATGTTTTTAAATATTTAAAAAACGTTAATACATTACTTGAGGCTAGTGCAGCTGACCAGGCTCGTGAAATGGGTTTGGAATATGCTGGTTATGGAAAATGGAGAGATCCAAGAACTGGAAAAGTAACTCATAAGAGTACTAAGAGTGGTGGTCAGACTACTCTTGAAAAACTTGATGCATCAGAAGAACCCAAACAACAACCTACTCAACAAGAACCTCAACAACAAACATTTTCTCAATTCAAACAGATAACTCAACAACAGGCACAACCTGAACCTCCTGTAGGTGATCAGATGAATAGGGTAGTACCTGGTGGTCCTTCTGAAACTACTTTGACAAGTGGAGACAAAAAAGAAGTAGTAAAACAACTCTCTCGTGGTCGTGGGAATGTCATGAGTCCTGCGAGAAAGAAACAGATTTCTCAACAGGCTGATGATATGATTACAAAAGATGAGCCTCAGATAGAACCGGAGGATGAGACTCAAGAACCAGAAGGTCTTGATGATTTACTCTCTGATATTAGAGGTGAAGAAACACCTAAAGATGAATCAGAGTTTAAAACTCTTGATGATGTTGTATCAGAAACTCAGGATGATATTGATTATACTAATGATGATGAGGCATTTGATAGTGAATATGAAGAATTCACTAAAGAAGCTGAGATTATGATGAAGGCTCTAGCCGATCGTCAGAGAAAGATGATGGAGAAAAAGTTTACAAAGTTCCAAGAATCTTTGTCTACCATTCCAAGTGCAACTGATAAGAGATCATTTCTTAAGTCAATGGCACATGCAAAGACATTTGAAGGAAGAGTGAATTCTGGTGCAGGTAAGAATAATTTAGGGTATGCTGATGTTCAAAACCTTATGGCAAATCGTGATCGTTTATTGGAGGGTTATGGTGATGGATCTCCAGAACAGATCAAAAAGTTTGTTGATTCTGTAAGATCCAATAAGGTATCTGATGAGTTTGTTAGTGCATCCTTTGATATTCTTCCTGATTCATTTAAGAAGTCTTTGAGTGGTAAGGGTCAGGTGACTAATGATAAGTATGTGTCAGATGATAAGGCACATAAAGACATGCACTATCTTGGCAGAAATGAAGATGGGACAGTAAGACGAGGTGCAGCTAATAATAAGGATAGAGCAAAGTTAATGTGGCGTATTTACCTTGAACAGGGTGGTCGTGATGCATACACTGGTCTTCCTCTTGATCTTCAAGCCATGGACTTAGAACATGTTCGTGGTTTTAACAATAAAGATGGTGGTGCACCAGGTAAAGAGGAGTGGGAACAGAGAGAAAATGATGATAACTTTACTCTAATCAACTCAAATATCAACCAGAAGAAAGTTGATATGTCGATGAAAGACTTCTTTGAAAAAGAAGTTGATGTTCATAAGGATAAATCGGAGGAAGATTTTGGTGGTATCGAGAAGTTATTTGAAAAACAAAATCAAATAGGTGATGTAGGTGATCAACTCGTGAAGACACTTCTTGGTGAAGGTGGTAAAGGTCTCGGTGACGGAGTAACTAGAGAAATCTTACAAGAACACTTTGGTGAAGATGATGGAAGATATACAAGTCTAAGAGAAGAGTTTCGTAAAGTTGCAACGGATCCAAAGGATAAGAAGAAAGCGGCAGGTATGAAATCTAAACTTGGTAAACAATTACTTAAAGCTGCAGGATTGAGCAGAGGTATTACTGATAAGTCTGGAAGAAGGACGATTGCTCTTCAAGAAAATGTATATCGTGGGTTCTTACAGTCCATGGCTAATGCAAAACCAAAAGATAGAAAAAGATATATGGATGGTTGGGCAGAAGCAATTGCTTCTGGTAATCAGGAAAGATCACCAAAGGCTGTCAATAAAAAATTGATTGAACTTGGTCTTATTGATCAGGATATTCTTGACGATAGGAAGGCTGGTAAGGTCTTTAAGGAAGAGTATGAGACAGTTAAAAGAGTGTCCACTACTTATGGAAAGTCTTTTCTTTCCAAGTATAATAAGAACAATAGATTCGTATAATAAATATTATTATAAGATAATAGAGTAATGAAAAATTTCTTCAACTTTTTAAGTGAAGCACGTAAAACCAAAGCTTCTGAAAAAGCAAGACAACTTGGTTTAACTGGTGATGGAAAAGGCAACTGGGTCAATAAACTCGGAAATGTTGTAGCCAGAACTGAAGGTGGAGAATTAGTATTTACTCAAAGAAAATCAAAGACGGCTGAAAGAGAATCTTCAAAGGAAAGTAAGTATAAGACACCAGATCAAGAAACTCAGAAAAAACCATCTAATCCAGAAGATATAAAAAAAGAAAGAGAAGTTGGTGATGAGGAAGAACAACAACAAGAAAAGACTGGTGATACTTTGACATTGGTATTTGGCAGATTTAATCCACCTACAGTAGGACATAAAAAACTTTTAGATAACGCAAGACAAGTTGCATCTGATGGTGATTTGAGAATTTATCCTTCAAGGTCATTCGATCCAAAGAAGAATCCATTGGATCCTGATCAGAAGACGAAGTTAATGAGAAAAATGTTCCCCGATCATTCTGATAATATAGTTAATGATTCTGGTGTTAGGACTATTTTTGATGCTTTAAAGATTGCTAGTAACGATGGATATTCAAATATCAAGATTGTAGTAGGATCTGATCGTGTCTCAGAATTTGATAGTTTGGCACAGAAATATAATGGTGAACTCTATAACTTTGATGAGATTGAAACAATTTCTGCAGGTCAGAGAGATGATGAAGCATCTGATGTTACTGGTATGTCCGCATCTAAGTTGAGAAAGGCTGCGGCTGAGAATGACTTTGAAAGTTTTAGAAAAGGCATTCCTGATAATATTGATGATAAGACTGCTAAAACCATTATGAATACTGTTCGTAAGGGTATGCAGATTGCAACAGAATCTTGGAGTTTGTGGGAAATTGCTCCTAAGTTTGATTGGAAGAACTTAAGAGAAAACTATGTAACTGGTAAAATCTTTAAGATGGATCAGTTGGTTGAAAATCTGAATACTGGATTAGTTGGTAAAGTTATTCGTAGAGGAACCAATTACTTGATTTGTGTGACCGAAGAGGGTATGATGTTTAAGTCTTGGATTCGTGATCTTCGTGAGTACACTGAGGTGAAAATGAGTAAGATCGTGAGAACTCCTAATAAACCAAATACTTTGTCTGGAACTAATGGATACTTTAAGTATGCATCTAAGATGACACCTGGATTTGAGAAGGGAGATAAGACTAATCTTCAAGATGGTGGAAAACCATATAAAGGTCCTAAGACATTTAGGGAGTTTATAAATAAGTATAAGAATAGAAGTATCTGACTACTACAATGAAAAGAAATTCATATTCAAACTGGAGAGAAGATCTTCGTGAAGTTATGGATACCATTAATCCAGATACTGACGAACCTGAAAGGAGTGTTAAGGATAAGAAAGTAAAAAACAAAGTTGTCATCAACCCTGAACTCAAGGAAGCTTTTGAAGGTATTGGTGCAACTGTCCTTGAGGTTTTTGAACTTGATGAAAAGATTGATCTTAAAAAAGCTGATATGGGTGACGTTGTAAAAGACTTTTATAAGTCAGATGCTCCTCAGTTCAAAGGTAAGACCAAGAAGGAACGTCAGAAAATGGCTATCGCCGCCAAGTTAACTGCAGAACGTGGTGGTAGAAAACTTGGTGAAGAGGCATCAATGTCTCAACAAGAACTCATGCTTCAGAAAAAGAAAGCAAGAATTGATAAAATGATCGCTATGAGAAGGGAACAAGAATTGAAAAAGTCGAAGAGTGGTGGTCAATCTCAACCTGCAAAGGCAATGGGTGAAGAGTTTTTTGGGGAAGAAGAATCTGATCGTTTAAAAGATCGTCATCTAGAACGTGGTGGTATGAGTGCTCGTGCCGATTACACTAAACCACCTAAGGGCATAAAGACTGGCCCTATGACTGATACTGAAAAAGAAAAATCTAGAAAGGCATCTCAGGCCGCAATGGATTTTGTCAAATCACAGATTAAATCAAAATATGGATCAAAATCAATTATTGATACAAAAAAATAATAAGGAATTTTACGAATTAGAAGCACCTTTATTTGTTTGTTGTCCTGGTCATTTCACTCAAGGTTATGGTTGGCTTGGAAGGCCTGATTATAGAAAAAAATGATATATAGATTAGATACCTTTATTGGGAACTAATCATGTTATCATTCTTACTTCCATTTGCTTACAAAATTGTAGATTCTACAGTTTCTAAAATTCCTGAAAACGAGGAACTTGGTGAAAAATTGATTGAAATCTGTCTCGTCATTCTTGGTAAAGCTGTTAAATTGACCAAGACTGACATGGATGATCAACTACTTGAAGCTGTATCTAAGGCTATCAGGGCTAGAGAAGAGGGTTGATTTTTCAATAGGAGGTCTTTATTAAGTCCTCCTATTTTTATAAATATTAGTATCATAGAAATTTATCTAAGGCAAAGACATGGCACTCTGGGGTAATAATGACGCTGTAGGGTCTACAGGAACAGTATCTCTTAACTATTCTACAGGCGTTGTAACAGGAAGTGGAACAACTTTCGGTCAAGTTGGTGCTGCAGCAACCGGCGACGTAATGAGATTTGGTATTCGTGGTTCTGGTGGAACTTATTTTGGTGATGCTGTTATTGTTGGTATTGCAAGTACCACCCAGTTAACCATTGGATCTACTGCTGGTCTGAGTGGAGCATCTATTGCATCTACCGACTTCACAGTATCTCAACTTCCTAAGTATACCATTCTTGATAGTTCATTTAGTCAGACATTAACTTCCGCAGCAAGTTCAACTACTCTTACTCAAACTGGAACGGCGACAACAAACTCTGGAATTGGATCAGATATTATTTCTACAGTTGTAGATTCTTTTGTAATCTCTGGTGACTTTTTAGTTAATGATGGAAACATCATTGAAATTTCAACTGTTGGTTCAACGACTATTTCTTTAGCTTCAACTATTTCTGCTGGAATATCGACTAATGATGTTCTTACATTCAAGAGAAATGTTGATGGATATGATAGATATGTTTTTGGTGTAGCTGAAGGTGGAGCTGATTCAGCATCTGGAACGGCATATGAAACTGGTGTAGGTTGGGTTGGAGTTACTACTTACATTGACAATTCTGGTTCTTTAAGAGTTAAGAAAGAGATTCTAGTGGCTATGTCTGGTATTACTACTGGTAATACTCCTCTTTATAACGGTGATCCAGATCTTTCCTGATAAATGATTTTTACTGAGTTGAACGAGGATAATTTTCTATTATTCGCTATTAAAAACTATGAAAATCCTCAATCGGTGACGAGAGAGGATTTTGAAAAAGATCTAAATCATTTCAGATATATCAAAAGACTTCTTAAGAGATATAAGAGTGGTGGTGAATTAAAAATTCACTTATTGATAAATCATTTTATCATTCTTTATAATATTTTTGATGACGCTGCCACTCCTATGTTATTTTTTAAGATTGATAGATCTCTTTGGTCTACGGTAAAAACATTCATTGTTTTTCTCAATAGACTACCTGAATTTCCAAGATGTTATATTCACGAAATCGAAGATGATCAAGTTTGTTTAAGAGAATTGCAGAGGATTACCGATGGAGAAAACTAAGATTGATAGAATTATAGATGCGTTTCGTTCCGCAATGTATAGTGAATTTAGTGTCTCTGAGGAAGGAATGGTAGCAAATCCTCCTGGAGGATCTGGTGGATTTAGTGGTTCTTCTAATGCTGCTGGTCCTACTGCTGGTTATGATCCAGTTATGAAAATTGATGGTAGAAATAAGTATGTTAAAAAATACATAAATGACCTTCTAAAAAGAAGAGAAAAGAGATCTCAGAAGAAGGCAATGAAGACAGCATTAAATTTTAATCCTTACTTCAAGCCTCACAATGGAAAATCAAGTTAAGATAGCCGTATTAGAACAAAAAATAGAAGATTTAAAACCTATCATTATTAGGATTGATACTGCTATTGAGAAGTTGAGTGAGGTAAATACTAGTGTGAGTAGAATGCTTGCCATTCATGAAGAAAGAATATCAAAACAGGAAGAAGTTGACGTTGTATTATTTTCAAAGGTTGACAAACTCCGTGATAAAATGGACATCAATCATAACTGTGTGCTTGCAAGAATACAGAGATTAGAGAAAAAGGTTTGGATAATGATAGGTTGTGCCACTGCTTTATCATTTTTACTAAACAGTCCATTTTATCAAAATAATAATAATTTAAAAAAAATCTTGACATCTTACAATCTAACTCCTATACTAACTGGTAGTCGTCTTAGTTAATATGGATTATATTGATGTAAAGTACATCAATTTGATTTCCTCAAGACTTTCAAAATTCAAAAAGATTAAACCATATCTTTATAATTTTCGATGCCCTATTTGTGGAGATTCTAAAAAGAATAAAAATAAATCAAGAGGTTTTCTTTATAGGGTAAAGAATAATAGTAATTATAAGTGCCACAATTGTGGTATCAGTATTTCTTTCAATTCCTTTCTTAAAGATCTAGATACTGAAATTCATAAACAATATATTTTTGAGAAGTTTAAAGAAGGACATACCGGAAAAAACTTTGTGACTGAAACACCAGAAAGTATTTTTGAACAAGTTAAAACCTCAAAACCAACTTTCACAACAAAAGTGAAAATTGAACTACCAAAAGCTTTTGATGTAGATGTATCTAAAAGGTATTTGGAATCAAGAGCAATTTTTGATGGTGAATTTTATTATGTAAAAAATTTTAAAGAGTTTGTTAATTCTATTAAACCAGGAACATTTGATTCTACCAAGTATGGTGAAGAAAGAATTGTAATTCCACTTATTAGAAATAGGAAACTTATCGGAGTTCAGGGAAGAGCACTATCTTCTAACCCTGTTAAATACTTAACCATCATGTTGGATGAAGATGAACCAAAAATCTATGGGATTGATCGAGTTGATAAAGAACTTCCCGTCTATATCGTTGAAGGCCCCTTTGACAGCACTTTCCTCCCTAATAGTGTGGCTTTGTGTGGTAGTGACGGTCAAGTTAGTGATCTTGAAGGAAGCGACAAAGTTTTTGTATATGATAACGAACCCCGTAATAAAGAAATTGTTAATCGAATTGAACAGTGTATTGAACGGGGAGAAAGTGTCGTCATCTGGCCATCAAACATAAATCAAAAAGACATTAATGATATGATCTTGGGTGGACATAATGTTCAAAATTTGGTAAAATTGAATACTTACAAAGGATTGGAAGCAAAACTAAAATTTACTATTTGGAAAAAGGTATGACTAACGGTACAAAAGTTGTTAAGAGAAATGGTAATATTGAGTCTCTTGACCTGGATAAGATGCACCTGATGGTTGCAGAGGCTTGTAGGGGTCTTGCAGGGGTCTCTGCAAGTCAAGTGGAGATGACTTCTGGTATTCAGTTTTATGATGGAATTACCACGAAAGAAATTCAGGAGATCCTGATTAAGAGTGCGAGTGATCTGATTGATCTGGAACATCCAAATTATCAATATGTTGCTGCTCGACTTCTCTTGTTTTCTCTAAGAAAACAACTTTATGGTGTTATGAGAGATCATCCTTCACTTGTTGATCATATTCAAAAACTTTGTTATGATCACATTTATGATAAGGAAATATTTTCCAAGTATTCTTTGGAAGAAATTCAAAAGGTAGAAACTTTTATTGATCATGATCGTGACTACTTGTTTACATATGCGGGATTACGGCAGGTATCCGATAAATACTTAGTGCAGGATAGGAGCACTGGGGAGGTTTACGAAACTCCTCAGTTCATGTACATCATGATTGCTCTGACTATTTTCCAAGAGTATCCTAAGGAGACAAGACTTTCTTACGTTAAGAGGTATTATGACGCAATCTCCAAACACAAACTCAACATCCCAACACCAATCATGGCAGGGGTCAGAACACCCCTTCGTCAATTTGCATCTTGTGTTCTCGTTGATGTTGATGACTCCCTCGATAGTATCTTTAGCAGTGATATGGCTATTGGCAGATACGTCGCACAGAGGGCTGGTATCGGCATTAACGCTGGCAGAATCCGTGGTATCAACAGCAAAATACGAGGTGGCGAGGTACAACATACAGGCGTTGTCCCCTTCCTTAAAAAGTTTGAAGCAACTGTCCGATGCTGTACACAGAACGGCATCAGAGGTGGTTCTGCTACAGTTCACTTTCCTATCTGGCACAAAGAAATAGAGGACATTCTTGTTCTTAAGAACAACAAAGGTACAGAGGACAACCGAGTTCGTAAACTAGATTATAGTATTCAAATCAGTAAACTCTTCTATGAACGTTTCATCCAAAATGGAGAAGTCTCACTCTTCTCTCCACACGACGTTCCTGGTTTGTATGATGCTTTTGGTACTGATCGATTTGATGAGTTGTATGTGGGTTTTGAACGAGATGACTCTATTCCGAGAAAGACTATCGGAGCTCAAGAACTCATTCTGGACCTTCTGAAAGAAAGAGCAGAAACAGGTCGAATTTATATCATGAATATCGATCATTGTAACTCTCACTCCTCCTTTAAGGATAAGGTTGAGATGAGCAACTTATGTGTTGCTGGTAATACAAAGATTAAAGTAAGAATTACTACTACTAAAGAAGTTGTTGGCAATACAACAAGCACATATCGTCTTCCTCCCCTTGAAATTGAAATTCAACAACTTCAAGAATTTATTGAAGAAGGTTTGCCTTTGGATTGCATAGAAGTTCTTTCTCGTGATATTGACACTGGTAATCAAGAAATTGATTATCATCAAATAACTGCATTTGCTCAAACATCACCAAAAGCAAAAGTAATGAAAATTACTGATGAAGAAAGTGGTAAGAGTGTTGTTGTTACTCCAGATCATAAAGTTTATACAAAAAATCGTGGATATGTGATAGCAAAACATCTTAAAGAAACTGACATTCTAAATATTATTTGATTATTATAGGAAGTGTAATGTCTATATTTTATAAATAGTTATGAGATTACACTTCCTATTATGAGATCATATATTGTGTATAAAATTACCAATAAGAAAAACGGAAAATCTTACATAGGAAAAACTGAATACTCTTTAGAGCATCGTTGGAATCGTCATTTATCATCAGCAAGAAATGGTTCTAAATTTAGATTTCATTCTGCGATTAGAAAATATGGTGAAGATTGTTGGGACTTATCAGTGATTGAAAACTATCAGACTGAAGATGAAAATTTTATCAATGAAAAAGAATCGCACTTTATCAAACTTTTTGAAAGTGATACTAAAAGGGGATATAATGCTACTTCAGGTGGAACTGGTGGTTGGATGCTTCCCAGATGCTCACAGGAGGTTCAGGAAGAATGGAAAACTGGTATTTCTATAAGAACTACTGGTTATAATAATCCAAATTATTCTGGACTCACTGATGAACAACTTATAAAAATAGGAATAAAATTTGCTAAAAAGTATGGATTTATTGGTGGCAGAAAAAGAATAGTTGATTTTGCTCTTAACGAATTAAATATAAAATTTCCAAAACATTTTTCCAAAAATAGATTTGGGGGAAAGCATCAAAACTTTTATAAATGTATTGAAGAACAAACTGGATTAGTGTATAATCCTTATTATAGAGATGAAACACAGAGAAAACTTGCTAAGCAACTTTTAGAACAAAACAGGAGAAAAAAATGCTAAAGATTGAATATCTCGAAGAAGAAATCCCAGTATATGATATTACTGTAGAAGGAACTCATAATTTCTTCGCAAATGATATTCTAGTTCATAATTGCCAAGAGATTACACTTCCAACTAAACCCCTTCAACATATTGATGATGAGTATGGAGAGATTGCACTTTGTATTCTTTCTGCTATTAATGTTGGTAAGGTTAAGTCTGATGAAGAACTGGAAGATCTCTGTGATCTTTCCGTTCGTAGTCTTGAAGAACTCATCGACTATCAGGAGTATCCTGTAAAGTCTGCAGAACTTGCCACAAAGGCTCGTAGGTCTCTTGGAGTAGGTTTTATTGGTTTAGCACATTACTTGGCCAAACTGGGATATAATTATGATTCTCAAGAGGCGTGGGATGCTGTTCACGGACTTTCTGAGTCTTTCCAATATTACCTCTTGAAATCCTCTAACCAAATTGCTAAGGAAAAAGGTCATTGTGAATACTTTGGTAGAACCAAGTATTCTGATGGTATTCTTCCCATCGATACATATAAAAAAGATGTAGACGAACTCTGTTCACAGGATTTGAAACATGATTGGGAAGGTCTTAGAACATCTATCACCACTTACGGTCTCAGGCACTCAACATTGTCGGCACAGATGCCATCGGAGAGCAGTTCCGTTGTGTCAAATGCAACCAACGGAATCGAACCACCTAGAGACTACCTGTCCATTAAAAAGTCGAAGAAAGGACCTCTTAAGCAGATTGTTCCACAGTATTCGACACTGAAGAATAATTACACTTTGTTGTGGGAAATGCAAAGTAATAAAGGTTACATCAATATTGTTGCCGTGATGCAGAAGTTCTTTGATCAGGCTATCAGTGGTAACTGGAGTTATAATCCAGAAAATTATCCAGATAATGAAGTTCCAGTTTCACAGATGGCAAATGATTTTTTGACTACATATAAGTACGGGTGGAAGACTTCTTACTATCAGAATACTTACGATATCAAGACTGATGAAATTGTTGAAGAGAAGTCAGATTTACAAAACCTACTAGAGGAATTAAGTAACACAGAGGAGGAAGCTTGTGACAGCTGTTCAATTTAAGGTTCCGTCATTTGATGATAGTAAAAATACCAGTGTAAAAGGAATGACGGTATTTAACTCTGATTCTTATGATGTCAAAAAACAACCAATGTTTTTTGGTAGACCATTAGGAATTCAGAGATATGACTCTTACAAGTATCCTGTTTTTGATAAATTAACTAGTCAACAACTTGGATACTTTTGGAGACCTGAAGAAGTTTCACTACAGAAAGACCGTGGAGATTATCAGACACTTCGTCCTGAACAAAAGCATATCTATACAAGTAACCTCAAATATCAGATTATGCTTGACTCCATACAAGGGCGTGGTCCTGGGATGGCTTTTATACCTTATTGCAGTCTACCCGAGTTAGAAGCATGTATGGAAGTGTGGGGATTCATGGAAATGATCCATAGTCGTTCTTACACATATATTATCAAGAACGTCTATGCAGACCCATCTCAAGTGTTTGATACTATTATTACTGATGAGAGAATTCTGGAACGCGCTAGTAGTGTTACAGAATCCTATGACAATTTTATTCAAACAGCTCAAAATTATTCAAGTGGTAATGATTGGATTCATCGTTTAGAAGATGTTACACACGCACAACAATCATTAAAAGATGTCAAACGAAAATTATACAGGGCAGTCGCCAACGTTAACATTCTTGAAGGTATTAGGTTCTACGTTAGTTTTGCTTGTAGTTTCGCCTTCGGTGAACTTAAGCTTATGGAAGGATCAGCTAAAATCATCTCTCTTATCGCCAGAGACGAAAACCAACACTTAGCAATCACTCAAAATATTTTGAATAAGTGGAAATCTGGTGATGATCCTGAAATGAAACAGATCATGAAAGAAGAGGAAGAGTGGACTTATAAGATGTTTGATCGTGCTGTAAATGAAGAGAAGAGATGGGCAGACTATCTCTTCAAAGATGGAAGTATGATTGGCTTAAATGACAAACTTCTTCAACAATATGTTGAGTGGACAGCTAATCGTAGGTTGAAGGCCATTGGTCTTAAACCAGTATATGATATTTCTGCTAAGAACAATCCACTTCCTTGGACACAACACTGGATCTCTTCCAAAGGATTACAGGTTGCACCACAAGAGACTGAAGTTGAAAGTTATGTAGTTGGTGGTATTAAGCAAGATGTCAAAAAAGATACCTTTTCAGGATTTCAGTTATGAATTTGAGGTAGTTTTCGACAAAGAGAAGGAAACTACCATACAAAAAATTAAGAGGTGGATATCCAAGAGAAAACCACCTCTTAATATTATTTTTATGCACTTATTTTCTTATGTAGAAATGTGGTATTGGGAGGGTAAACTAAAACAAACTATGTCTGATGTTGATAATCAGATAGAAGATTTACATGAATTGTGGGACAATGAGCACTCCATCAAAAGAAATACTACAGTAGAGATTGAACCTTCTGAAGTTCCTCACCTTCCAACTCTTAGGATTAAAAATGAAGTTGTTGATCGAGGATCTGAAGAACCTATTTCAAGTGTGGAAACTATAATTCCTAAAAATTTGTTTCCTGACCCATGGGATGGAGATTGGAATGATGGAGCATATATACATCTGGAAAGAAATAAATAAGGACATAATGTTATAATTATGTGGCAAAGAGTAAAGATTATTCAAATCCTTGGACTTACATGGAACGAACTTTTGATAGTATTGATGTTGGGGATTACTTTGGTTTTGTTTACCTCATTACCAATCTCACAAACCAACGACAGTACATTGGGAGAAAATACTTTTGGTCGTTTAGAACTCCTAAAGGAAAAAAGAGAAAAGTAAAACAAGAATCGGATTGGAAAAAATATTATGGATCTTGTCCAGAATTAAAGGAGGATGTGAAAAAATTTGGAAACGAGAACTTTAAAAGAGAAATTCTTTCTTTGCATGAAACTAAAGGGAGAACAAACTTTGAGGAGACTCGACAATTATTTGTAAATAATGTCTTGAGTGAATCTCTTGACAATGGGGAACCGAAGTATTATAATAGCAACATCCTCGGTCGTTACTACCGCAAGGATTACTTTGAGTCGTGTGAAGGATTAAATCCTTGTGACGAATGTTGAGTTCTATGAATTACGTGTTTACTAAGTTTCTACCACTTGCTTTGGCATCTATTATTCCTGCTGCTTGTGCTTATCCAAGTATCAGTGAGATCAAAAACCCACCTGAAGTTGATGTAACTGTCAACATGGAGAAGGCAGTTCCTATTGAGGTGGTAGAATATAAGGAACCAACATGGAAGTGTCCTGATTGCACACCAAATGAAAAGTATGTCCTTGCACAACTCCAAGAACACACCAAGATCTCAGATCGCAATGCTCTTGCAACGATCATGGGTAACATTAAACAGGAGAGCAAGTTCCTTCCCAACATTTGCGAGGGAGGGGCTCGAGTTCCTTACAACTCTTGCCATCGTGGGGGTTATGGTCTTATTCAGTGGACCACAGTAGGACGTTACAATGGTCTTGGTAAGTTTTGTTCTAAATATGGTTGTGATCCAAGCAGTTTAGAAGGTCAAACTCGATGGATGATTAACGAACCTATCTTCCAACGATATCTTCCCATGTTTGAAGGAACTGGACAAACCGTTCGACAATACATGGTTCCAGCATACTACTGGTTGGGGTGGGGTATCAAAGGTAACAGAGAAGTCTACGCTTGGGACTACACTAAGAAGATGGTCCTAGCTTGACAAGGTTTCCCACATAACCTATAATATGTGGGTATTCAAGGGTCAGTAGCACAGCGGATTAGTGCAACGCTCTTCTAAAGCGTAGGTCGTAGGTTCGAATCCTACCTGACCCGTTGTCTTCTTTACCATGAAACCAGTAGACATCTTACTTCTAATATCTGAATTGGAAGGTTGCTATACGCACACTAAGAAACTTGGTTTTGAAGAAGACAATGCAATCTTCGATCAGTTGAGAAAGAAGTATTACAAACTATACTTCAAACTCAAGAGAGAAGAATCCTAAACCTTCCACCAATCCTCTATAGCTCAATCAGGCAGAGCACGGAACTGTTAATTCTGGGGTTACTGGTTCGATTCCAGTTGGAGGAGTTAGGAACTTGAGACGTTCCAACCAAAGGTGCCCAGCGGTTCGGATATACCGAAACCCTGTAGTTGGGAATCAGCCCCCTTTGGATGTTCAGGGTGGACCCCTGTCCTACTCCATTACAAACTGTCAGAATGTTGGGTTGAGTGCCCCTCTATCATCCAAGGCCTTGGATGATTAAGACATTCGGATAAGTGTAGTGTACTACTATATAACCATGGAGAAATCCTAAACTACAGGTTGGTTCACCTGTATTGCCTCCGTAGCTCAGTGGTAGAGCAGGGCTTTTGTAAAGCTCAGGTCGCAAGTTCAAATCTTGTCAGAGGCTCCTTGCGAGATTAGTTCAGTGGTAGAACGCCATCCTTCCAAGTTGGATGTCACCGGTTCGAATCCGGTATCTCGCTTTTCCTTTTCTTAAGGAAAAACTGGATAACTACGGGTGAATAACTCAGAGGTAGAGTAGTACGTTTACACCGTATTTGTCGGGGGTTCGATCCCCTCTTCACCCATATATAACATCGATAATTAGTATGAAAGAAAAAAAGATTCGTAAACTAATTCAAAAACCTTTGAGATTTCATCACCAAGATATTCATGATGAATTAGGAGAAATTAAGGAGATGTTAAAAGATGTTATGTTACAGATGCAAACAATGCAACAAAGAGTTGACCAGCAACACGAAAATACAATGTTGCGGTTGTCCGAACATGATGACAATCACGGAGAACAAGGTTTCAGCCTTGGACCTAAGTAAAGTAATATTACTAAATTCTAAAAAGATTGTAAATAATCATGGTATTCTGACAAAAAATGATTTAGAATATCAAGAAAGTAGAAGAAAACGTAAAATTCGTAAATTAGACTTCGAGGTACGCTAATGATTAATCTGGATACTCGATATCATGACTACTTACATACTAATAAATGTTTTAATATTAATGGCAAATGTGAAAAAGTAGTTGGGTATGGGTGGACAGATGATGGAAAAGACATTACTGGTTACTATGTCTTGACAAAAAACTACAAATTACATTATAATCTTAAAGAAGAGTTCCGACAAATGGAAGAACTCTAATATGGAAGAGTGGCCGAGTGGTTTAAGGCGTTTGTCTTGAAAACAAAAGTAGGTAACACTACCGGAGGTTCGAATCCTCTCTCTTCCGCCACGGAATGTAGCTCAGTTTGGTAGAGCACTGCTTTTGGGAAGCAGGGGTCGCACGTTCGAATCGTGTCATTCCGACTAGGATTTAAATCCTTAACATTTATACGAATTGGAAATTTTTTCAATGAAAATCTTTTTGGACACTGCTGACTACGACGCTATTGCTGAACGTTATGCTACTGGTTTGGTAGATGGTATTACAACTAACCCGACACTAGTTCGTAAATCTGGTGTAGACTATCTTGAATTCATCAAGACACTTTCAGGTGACTTTGCTTTTGAAAGTATTTCTGCCGAAGTTGATGGTGAACTTGCCGAACAGATGCTTGAAAACGCAAATCAATTTCTCGATCTCAAAGATCCTTCTATCACTATCAAACTACCTCTTACTAAAGAAGGTTTGATTGCTTGTCGTGATCTTGCTATGGGTGGTGTCAAGACTAATGTCACCCTTTGTTTCTCTGCGGCCCAAGCAGTGATGGCCGCTAAGGCAGGTGCTACATACATTTCCCCATTTGTGGGTCGTATGAACGATAATAGTTTCAGTGGCGTCGAACTGGTACGTGCTATCTCTGGTTTGTACTGTGCTCAAGGTGTTGAAACTAAAGTTCTTGCAGCATCCCTTCGTGATGTTCATCATGTTTCTCGTTGTCTGTTGTATGGTGCTAATGTTGTAACACTTCCACCAGCAGTCTTCGATAAGATGTATAATCATGTATTGACAGATGCTGGTCTTTCAATTTTTGAAAAGGATTTTAAAGAAATTGGTGGTTGAGAGGGGTTGACACACTTGAAAATTTGATATATTATTCTCTTATACATACTCTAACTATGAATTTTTACTCGGTGGAATATTGGGAAGAAAACTGGGAAACATTGATCGAAAGAGTTGAAAATGGAGAACATATAGGAATTGAAAACAAAGATGGAAATAGAGCAGTTATGATACCTGCAGATGATGAACTGGTACGAATACACACTGAGTTAAATAACGACGCTCAGTAGTGTATTCAAGGGACTATCACATATTGGTTAATGCCCATTCCTTATAAGAGTGTGAACCGGGTTCAATTCCCGGTAGTCCTATTACATATACTTATTGTATAAATAGGTGTATGTATTATTTCATTTACCATTATGTTTACTACAATTACCAAATGCAAAGGTTGTGGATGTGATATTCTTAACGAAAGAATCACAAAAGGAGCACTTAAAAAATGGTGTAGTGAATCTTGTAGAGCAAAATGGAGGTATAAAAATGATCCTGTAATCAAAGATAGGAACACTT